CTGTCGCTGGCTTTTTTGGGGCTGCTTTCTTCGCAGGAGCGGCCTTTTTCTGTGGCTCTACTTTTGCGGCAGGTGCCTTTGCTTCTTCGACCACCGGTGTTGGTACTGCGACTTCAACCACAGGCGCTGCTTCTACCTTATATGGAACTTCCGCAGTTTGTTCTGCTGGCTTAGAACCAAATAGTTTCTTTAATAAACCGATCATATTAAAATCTCCTTAGGAATTTATTTAGCGGTAAATACAGCATGACACTACATTTTATTAAAAGTTTGACTGAAAGCGCCGATAGACGAGAAATCAAACAGAACAAACTTACTTTTGCCAAAGACGAACTAGATCCTGTTATGAGTGAAGCAACTATCAAATATCACTACGACGGTCTGGCTTCTAAATACTTTGAAAGATACAATGCAGGCGAAGGCGATGCTAAATTTAACTTTGGCGGTGGCATGTTGCACAATCTATTTTTTGGAAACTTGACCCCGGCGCGAGCTGCTAATAAACCCTCGGGGCTCAGTAAATCTTTAATAGACAGCAAGTATGAAAATTTTGACAAATTCAAAGAAGCTGTAGAGAAAGAAGCTATGGCTATTCAAGGGTCTGGTTGGGTATATATGGACACTGCGGGTAAGCTGCATACCATTCCAAATCACGAATATAAGAAAGATATGAAAATTGCATTGTTGATAGACTGGTGGGAACACGCTTGGGCGTTGGACTATCAACAAGACAAAGCCAAATACCTCAGCAATATTTGGCGCATCATCAATTGGGATATTGTTGATGCTAGACTCGCTGATAACAAGGAGCAATAATTATGTTAGAAACATTATTTTGGTTTGCGCTTGGCGCATTTGTAGGATGGAATTTTCCGCAGCCTGAGTTTGCAAAAACTATACAGGCTAAGGTACTAGGCATGTTTAAAGGAAAGTAATATGGCATACTCAGATAAAGTTATAGATCATTACGAAAACCCTCGAAACGTCGGTAGCTTTTCTAAGGATGAAGTGGGCGTGGGCACCGGTATGGTTGGTGCCCCTGCTTGCGGCGATGTAATGAAACTACAGATAAAGGTAGACGATGATACAGGTATTATTACAGATGCAAAATTTAAAACGTATGGCTGCGGATCGGCTATCGCGAGTTCGAGTCTCGTTACAGAATGGCTCAAAGGAAAAACCCTTGACCAAGCAGGCACAATCAAAAACTCCGAAATCGCCACAGAATTAGCATTACCGCCAGTTAAGATACATTGTTCAATTCTAGCAGAAGATGCTATCAAAGCAGCAGTAAAGGATTACAAAGAAAAGTATGATCTCGTTAACTGAACTCGCTGCATCAAAAGTTAAGAAGAATTTAGAACGCAGAGGCAACGGTGTAGGTATTCGTGTTGGAGTAAAAACTACAGGTTGTTCCGGACTAGCATATGTAATAGAATACGTCGATGTGCCTAGCACCGTGGATATCAGTTTTGTCAGCTACGGGGTACATGTATTCGTAGATCCAAAAAGTCTAGCCTACATAGAAGGTGTAGAAATGGATTGGGTCCGCAACGGACTCAACGAAGGGTTTGACTTTAAGAACCCACAAGAACGCGATCGCTGCGGATGCGGAGAGTCATTCCGAGTTTAGATTAATGTTTACCGCAGAAAACTATCCTAAAAAATTAGATACTGTCATTACAAATCCAGAGCTGATCTACGTCTTTGATGATGTTGTCAATGTCGACGAATTAGCAACCATCGAAGCAGTTGATTGGAAATCTAGATCTTGGGTAAATGGCTACAACAATTGGCCAGATCCTTCTGGAACAGATATGCCCGGCGGCGATCTGTTGTGTAAAAAAATGGTAGATTGTATTAGACTCCTAGATAGAAAGGCTAGGATTCAATCGCACGTGGGATCATATTATGTGCTTAGAGATCAAACCAACGAACTATTAGAAGATAATATACATCGAGATTATTACGATTTGCAATTTGCATGGACTGGTGTATTTCATTTGATCGGGGATTCGGGCCCCACTTTGTTTTATAGAACGTTTGATTCGATAGAACCGATAAAATCTGTAGATTTCAAACCCGGTCGATTAATAATTTTTCCCTCATTGTATGCCCATAAAGCTGGACTGACTGATCCAGGATCTCTAAGATTAGTACATTCAATAAGGCTGATTTTAAAAAGCAAACTCAACGAGCGATACTACGAGTATTGCCAAGATCAAAACTTGCCTACCGGTAAATCGACACTGGCTGGCATATCCCAGATTTTCTTCTGCTCCACTCCTTTACGCTGGGCAAATCTTTTTGCATCGCATTTTAAACAGACATGGAAATAGTTGTTGCTCAATCTTTTTCTATCGATGTGTTTGAGATCTCGCGTAAATGCTTCATCACAGTTATCGCAACGTAGCAACGCTATAGATTTTTTGCGAGTATAGTGATGTTCAATCCCTAGCTTACTGAGCCTAACGTATTGATTGAGTTGGATTTCTATTTTAAGGAACATTCTGTATTTACATTCGGCTTATAAAACTTTGGACTAAATAGTAGAGCAACCATAAATCTTAGGATCAAGACATGGCAAGAAAAATTATTGACACCGGAGTTGTAGGCAACGACGGCACAGGCGACAGTATTCGCGACTCGTTTAGAAAAGTAAACGACAACTTCCGAGAATTATACAGCTCACTAGGGCTAGGAGAAAATCTTTCATTTATTGGATTAGATGATGCTCCAAATTCCTACGTGGGACAAAACGACCCGACTACCGGTTCGACACCGATAGTTACTATCAATAACACCGAATCCGGATTGGCCTTTAAACGGCTAATCCCCGGAACTGGTATTAGCATAGACTTCACATCGAACCCCAACGAAATCGCCATTAATTCTGATTTCGCTGCAATCGTTAATGATCCAAATCCTCAACTCGGCGGAGATCTAAGCGCACAGTCAGGCGGTGCTCAACATAGAATTATCGATCTAGGAACTACATCAATTCCCCTAGACCCTATATTTTCACACGAAGCGGTCAGCAAATACTATGCAGATCTAAAACTTTCTCGGTCAGGAACTAATACGATAGACCCGGCAACTGGATTGACCAATGCCGCTGCTGGAAGAATGACTGGTCCGTTGATTTTAGCTCGTGATCCGGAGCCGGATGATGACGAAATTTATGATGGACTGATTGCTGCAACCAAACGATATGTTGACAATGCTGCTTTTGGATCTGTTGCTAACTTATATGTTGCCACTTCAGGACAAGATGATCGTGTAGGCGTAAGTCCGGAATTGCAAGGCCGTGCATTGGCCTATGCCTATCGAACTATCGAAGCTGCTTGTAAACGTGCAGAAGAATTAGTACTAGAAGCACGTCAAGAGATTGGACCTTATAAGAAAGTTCTTACCTACGCTAATGGTACTGAAACTTGTTCACTATCGGCGATTGGAACATCTCCTAGTTCTGGATCGGGGTTTGCTGCGACTCCGTTGATGAGTGTTGATACAGTTTCTATCAATATTCCGGGCGCCAATTACTATGTGGGAGACGTATTAACACTATCCGGTGGAACTGTGTCTGTTGGTGGACAAGCCTGTACCCTTGAAGTTCTAACTACAGCTACCACACCGGGTGCAATTTTAACCTTTAGAATTTTGTCAACTGGTGTTTATACTGCAATCCCCGGCGCAACCAATGTAGCGACTACTATTACTACATCAGCGGCACCTAGTGGGATTGGTGCAATTGGTCTAGGCGGAACGGTTAACATTACCTATAAAGTTAATAATGTTGCAATCTCAAACGGTGGATCGGGATACAGCTTGGTATCAGTACGTATCACTGGAGGCGGCGGCACTGGCGCATTTGGTACAGCTAATGTCGATGCCGGAGTTATCAGTGGGGTAAGCATCACTGATCAAGGATCTGGATTTACATCTGTTCCTACAGTAGTCGCTGATCTTCCTAGATTTTTGATATTCACAGCAGGACAGAGAACGGATTTTACTGGAGACGTTCTTACAAATACTCCTCAGGCTTTTAGAGGAAGAGACATACGAGAAGGGTTATTCTTAAGAGGTGAAACTTCAGGTGCTCTGGCACAGATACTTGCACACAGCGGAGAACTAGATACCTCAGGTAATGAGATTTTTGATGTTGATATCAAGTACGGTTCATTCCAGATAGGTGAAGCTATTGCCTACGGTGATGTTTCTAAAAGCATACAGATCACAATTTTATTAGAAAGTGGTATCTACGAAGAAAACTTTCCTATTAAACTTCCACAGAATACGTCAATTGTCGGAGACGAATTTAGACGTTGTATCATAAGACCAAGACCAGGAACTTCATCAAGTCCGTGGGCATTCTTGAAATTTAAACGAGATCTAGTAATTGATGGGCTACCCACTGCTTCTCAAGAATTCGGCTATCATTATCTAGATGATATTACACAACCAGTTTATCCTAAGATCGATAATGGCGGTGATTATAGATCAGCTGCTGCATTGTTGACACTGAATCGCAGCTTCATACAAGAAGAAACTATTCGATGGATCGACGATCAAATTGATAGAAACATAGCGCCATTTACTAGTTCATTTGTCTATGACAGCAATATCTGCAAAAGAGATGTGGGATTGATTGTTGATTCGTGGGTGTTCGATCTCAAGTACGGAGAGTATAATAGAACTATTTCTGCGGGATTAAAATATTATCAGAATGCCAGCGGTTTAGTTGCTATCGGTACACAGCTTTCTCAGACTATCGCAGGCATACAGAGAGCAAGAGCACTGGCACAGTTTGTGATTTCCAATACGCTTGTTAGTCCGGCTTATCAAAATTTATATCCACAGATCATCGACAATGCCTATACAGCTGAAGTTGGCTCTTCTACCGTAATTAATACACTAACCAATGTATTGATAGATGTAATTGATGGATCAGGAAGTGTTAACTATCCAAAAGAAAATAATCAGATGGATGTGTTCTTGGCCAACGATGCTGTTCGTTGGCAGGGTATTACCTGTCAAGGTCATGGCGGATTCATGCTTACCCTTGACCCCACAGGACAAATTCTTGCTAAATCACCCTATGCTCAAGAGTGTGCATCTTTTTCCAAGAGCGTAGATGCACAGACATTTGCAGGTGGTATGTTTGTAGACGGATTTTCAGGAAATCTACAGTTCCAAATAACAGCCAAAGTTTCCAGCACCAGACTAGAAGTCGGCGGACTAGACAGACTGCCCAACCTTCCATGTTCTTTTATCGTTGAAGACGCAGTTTATCGAGTAAACTACATTAGAGATTATGAATACAATGCAGCAGGATCAACAGCTACATTCATCCTAGATGAGACTACTCCTTGGAATTTTGATGTATTCACATACAACGACGACATCTGTTCTCGAGATGTGGGCCTTATCATCGACGGACTTGGCTATGACATTGTTTTAGGAACCAACTATCATCAGAGAAAATCTGGTTTAAGTTATAGACTGGCCAATGCCGCTGTAGTCATACAGGATCAAAGATTAATCACAGTTCGTGCTATAGACTACGCACACGAATTGGCAAAAACTTATATTCCCACATACACTAGTCAACAACTTGATGTAGATACCAGTGCTGAAACCATAACAAGCATTGTGAATCGTGGAGCATTATATGCACCTACTCTGACTTTTACAAATCCAACAGGACTATCAACTGATCTAGCAAATGCCAAGATTAATCTAATAGCAAACATGGATTATATCAAAGCTGAAGTAGTTGGATACATTAACACCACATATACTTCCTTGGTCTATGATTCTATAGAATTTGCCAGAGATGTAGGATATATCGTGGAAGCATTGGTCTATGATTTGATCTATGGCGGAAATAGCCAGACTAGAGGAGCAGGTTTAAGATACTGGGATGGCGTTGGTGATGCGGTATCTTTACAAATTCCTAGCGGACAATTGGCAGAAACAATCGCAGGTATTGCACATCTAAGATATTTGACCAAACAAGTTGTACAAGATCTTGCACCTGCTGTTTCCTATTCGTTGGTATCTAGAATTACAGGAACATCAGCCGGAGCTGGTACTGCATCAACCATTGATACTTTAATCACGCCAATCGAAACCATACTGACATCAGGAGTAGGTTCAGCTCCGGCAGAAACGCTGCCTGATCTTTCTGCTTATGTCTATGACAACAATGATAAAACTGTAAGGACTACATTAATATCAGCCAAGGCTGCGATTCAGTCTGGAGTAATAGAATTTGTAGATCGAGAAGGCAACCTGTATGAATTACTGATGCCAGGTAATAGATCTATGTTGAGCAACGACTTTACACAGGTCAACGATCTCGGATACGGTATATTAGCCACCAACGGTGGACTAGTTGAAGCAGTATCTATGTTTACCTACTACTGCCATATTTCATACTATTCGCTAAACGGCGCTCAGATACGATCGGTGTCGGGATCATCGGCTCATGGTAATTATGCGTTGGTCGCTGAAGGATCAGATCCGTTAGAAGTTCCGACTCCCACTGACATATACTATGACCCGGCACAGCGAGTGGTGTGTTATTTTCCAAGTCCGTCATATGCCAACGTGGCAGGAGGATTGGTAATATATGTTACTGGTTATCAGTATACTCCACTAAACAACTCAGAACTCGAAGTTGATCACGGTGGTGCGATTTTTAGATATCCAGTAACTTCGGTAACTGCTGGAGAAGGATTTCCGGCAGGTGTGGCAAGATTAAACCTAACCAGCGATACTACAGGAAACTTTGACGGTATCTTTGACATAGTTCCAGACGGCACTAAGATGACGCTGCGTTCTAATTCTCAGATCATATTAACTGGGGATCTAGTAGAGGTAGCTGTTAGACCGTCAACAGGTTTGAGATTAGTAGAAAGTCCAAATACTGTTTATCGTGTCCTACAATTTGAGGCATACAATGATCTCAACGGACCGTATGAAGTAGCTGTGTTTCCAGGCGATCCTGGAAATTTTGAAGTAAGATTAACTGTTACAACCATCGCTTCCGATGTCTGTACAACCAGTCAAATACACACCTTGCGCATCGGTGATAAATTTATTCCGACTAGCACTGCGAACGGTTTTAGTACTGGAGTAACGTATTATATTCTTACTATTCCAGCTTATAATCAGTTCACTGTCAGTACTAGCCCCGGCGGTGCCGTAGCTACACTTACAAATGGCACAGGGCTAACTATCAAGGGAACAGTCAGCCATAGACTATTAGAGTCGTACAGATTGAGCTTTTCAACTTCTGGAACTATACCGGGCGGACTTGACGACCTATCAACCTATTATATCACGTCCGAGGGGTTGAGCGACACGGTGTTTAGAGTTGCTGATAGTTTAACTGGATTGCCTTTGGAAATTACATCGGCTGGTACAGGTACGATAACCTATACCCCTGAAGGATTAACCAAAACAACTCTTAGAGAAAACTACGACTATGTAGATTTAACAGTGTGGCAACCTGGAGAAGCTGTAGGAGCTGCTACAGTAATCACCAGCATAAGCATAGCTGCTCCTGCGGTAATAACAAAAAATGGTCATGGATTATCCATCGGTGATGTCATTAAATTTACCACAACTGGAGCATTGCCGACTGGATTGACCACTTCAAGAAATTATCATGTCATCACAGCAGGATTCGGTGTAAACAGTTTTAGAGTCAGCGTAGGACCAGACGGTACTGCGGTCGATACTTCAGGATCACAATCCGGTACTCATAGTTTTACAACAGTACGAGGTAGAGTAGGAGATACATTCTTCCCAGTAGTTCCAGTAAGTCCTCAGGATGGTGATAGACTGGCTGGTGCGAAAATAGTATTCCTCGGTGAAGAATATATAATCACAGCCTACGACGACGAAAATATTACCAATGAACCATTTGCTAGGATTAATTTAAATCGACCATTAGTCGACAGTATATTAGCCTATGAAGCGTCATACACTGCAAGAGCAGCGGTACCAGTTAGAACACTAGGTGCTAGTGGATCATTGACAATTAGAATTTCATTGACTCGTGTAACTGGACATGATCTGTTAGAGATAGGCACTGGATCGTATGCTGATACCAACTATCCAAACGAGATTTATGGTCCATCAGTTAATGCTGTAAACGAAGATGGCGAAACTGAAGAACGAGATGTAGGTCGATGCTTTTATGTAACCACAGACCAGTTTGGTAATTTCTCAGTTGGTCCTTATTTCCGAGTTGACCAAGGTACAGGTCGTGTTACATTCTCGGCAGCTATTGCGTTGAGTAATCTAGACGGTATTGGATTTAAACGTGGTGTGCCAATCGCTGAATTCTCAACAGACAGTTCATTCTCTGACAACGCCACAGACACTGTGCCGACAGAAAATGCTGCTCGTATCTACATCGAACGTAGATTAGGAATAACACATTCAGGTTCTCCAGTTGTTGAGGGATTATTAATACCTACCATCACTGGTGGATTTATGAGTCTAGACGGACAGTTGGCCATGAAAGGAGACATGGATCTAGACGACAATCGAATCGTTAATGTCAGTGATCCGCAAGATCCCAAAGATGCCATCAACCTAAGAAGCTTGACCTTTAGTAATTTACAAGAATTTACATTAACTAATCTTAGAGCCAACGATACTATTATCTTTACCGGTGTTGGCAATGAAGCGGTCAATGCTGCCATAGTTGGTGATATTAATCTTAACATAGATTCTACCGCCAATACCATAGATGCACAGATCAATCCTGGAGTAATCATCAACGCTGACGTAAACTCAGCAGCGGCCATTGCACAGAGTAAATTGGCTATGACCGCAGCGTCAACTAGAGCATCAGCTGCAGGAATAGTTCAAGCAGATCTTGGACTTGCTAGTTTTGACAGCAGTCAGTTTACTGCCACAGGCGGCTGGTTAACGGTCAGAGACAACGGTCTAGCCATAACAAAAATTGCTCAGATCGGCACAAAAACAGTGCTCGGAAACTCCGGACTGTCAACTGCTAACGTTGCTCAAATAGCATTTACCACTGTTGTCAATGACGGCGGTGCTG